GTCTGCTGCAGTATTACGGGCAGAGGGAGGCGAACGCGGCGAACGCCGCTCTGGCTCAACGGCAGATGGATTTTCAGGAGCGTATGTCGAACACCTCGTATCAACGAGGGACTGCCGACATGAAGGCTGCGGGTCTAAACCCGATGCTGGGATACTCGCAAGGCGGTGCGTCTACGCCTGGCGGTGCTTCGGCAGTTATGGGTAACGCGGCTGGTTCTGGTGCTCAGGCCATGATGTCTGCTCTTTCTCAATTCTCTACGATGGCCTATCAAGAGGCCCAAACCGATAACACGCGTGCTCATACGCAGAATGTCGATGCGGATACTCTTGCGAAGCTGGTGCAGCCGGAATTGATCAAGGCGCAGACTCGTTTGTCTGGCGCTCACGCGAAGCAAGTCGATGTGTCGATTCAAAAGATTCTTTCTGAGATTACCGGCCAGGAATATGCCAACGAGCGCGCTCTTGGTACTCTCAAGCCGGGAATTTCCGAGGCTGAGTCTCGCGCGAGGATTGCCAAAGCTGCCATCCCGGAAGCTGCGGCCGGTGAAAAGTTCTATACCGACACGAGTGACCTCTCGCGGGTTCTTCGGCTGTTTCAACAGGTTCTAGGTACAGGCCGCCAGGCTGCGGCCGTTTTCGGAAGGTGAAATCATGACTATTCGTAACCCCCTCAACTATGACAAGGACCAGGCCAGTCTCGAGACGGGCCTGGCGTGTGAGCCTCCGTCCATGACGCAACAGCAGTTCAAGGACGAGTCCGACATCAACACCATCGTCAAGCGCTTCGGCATTACGGGCCAGCTGCCCGCGCCGGTGCGTATGCCGTCCTACGAGGACTTTTCGTCGGTCGGTGACTATCAGAGTGCCCTGAACGCCGTTCGCGCGTCTGGAGAGGCTTTTATGACCCTTCCTGCGGCCGTTCGGGCCCGGTTCGGCCACGAACCCGGGGCGCTCCTCGACTTCTTGGAGAACCCTGCGAACCGCGACGAGGCCGTAAAGCTCGGCCTTGTTGTCCCTCCCGCCCCTCCTGCCGAGCCAAAGGCGTCGGCATGAACCCCCGCCCCCCGGCCCGGCCGCTGCCGTGTCGCCCCGCCAAGGCGCCACCAAGGGCCGAGCCTCTTTGGAATGGACCCGTGAGGGTCCCCCGCACAGATCTTCTACTTGATGTGATCTGTGCTAAGTGACACACTCCGGGTGTCACTTCTCTACCCCCCGAAAGGAGATCTCATGTCCCGTCGTAAGCCTGTCAACAAGTCCCGGTCTGCCGCGCAGTTCCGGTCGAACCTCAAGCACACGAAGGCGCCCAACATCCAGATGGGGCCGATGCGCGGTGGCTGGCGGTTCTAATGGCCTGCTACCACCCGCTGCCGGCTTTCAGGCTGGCGGACGGGTCGGTTTCATTCGTCGAGCGCGGTGATGTGCTCGGCAGGATCGAGCTTCCCTGTGGCCAGTGCGTCGGCTGTCGGTTGGCTCGCGCGGAGGGGTGGTCGTTGCGCGTCATGCATGAGGCGCAGTGCCACCCTCTGCAAACCTGCTGGTTCGTCACTCTTACATACTCGCCGGAGAATCTACCTCCCGGCGGAGGCCTTCAATACCGGGATTTTCAGCTGTTCATGAAGCGTTTACGTAGATCGATTGGGAAATCGGTTCGCTTCTTCATGTGTGGGGAATATGGGGAGCAGTTATCGCGTCCCCATTACCATGCTTGTCTGTTTGGTCTACCTCTTACTGATCTGAAGCTGTTCAAAAGTACCCCCTACGGCGATTTATTCACTTCTGAGTTTCTTAGCCGTCTTTGGGGACTTGGCTTCGTATCTATTGGTTCTCTGACCAAGCAATCAGCGGGCTATGTGGCCCGCTACTCTCTCAAGAAAATCACCGGAGATATGGCCGATGGTCATTACACGCGCGTCGATCCTGAGACTGGCGAGCTCGTTCGTCTTGCTCCTGAATTTGCCCGGATGTCTCTCCGTCCCGGCATTGGGTCCGAGTGGTTCCGACGATTCGGGTCGGATGTGTTCCCGCATGACATGGTGGTCCACGACGGCCGACGGCACCGTGTCCCTCGCTACTACGACAAGTTGCATCGTCGAGCCGATGCAGCAGGCCTCGAGTCCATCAAGGACGACCGGTCGATAAAGGCTCGCTCCCACTGGGAGGATCAAACCGATGAGCGCCTGGCGGTCCGTGAGGCCGTTCAGAAGGCTCGTATTCGTTCACTTACCCCTAGGAAACTTTCAACATGAAATGGACCATTTGCTCTGTTCGTGACTCGGCTTCGGGTTTGTTTGGCCGTCCCATCTTTGTTGCCGCTCTCGGCCAGGCCGTGCGCGGCTTTTCGGATCAAGTCAATGATCCGGCCAAGGATCAGGATCTCGCCCGTCACCCGGAGGACTTCGAGCTGTTCGAGCTGGGCAAGTTTGATGATGTCGAGGGCGTCTTTGAGCTCTCGAAGCCCCGTTCTGTTTCCCGCGGCAAGGATGTTGCCGCTGCCAAGGAGTGATCATGCATCGCAATCGTTCTGTGAACACGCATCGCTTCGCGATGACCCCCCGCGCGGAGATCCCGCGCTCTCAATTCCGTATCGAGAAGACTCGGAAGACTACTTTCGATGCGGGTTGGTTGGTTCCGATCTACCTCGACGAGGTTCTGCCTGGCGATACGTTCAATCTGCGGATGACGGCTTTCTGTCGCTTGGCTACGCCCCTGTTTCCGGTGATGGATAACCTGACCCTGGATACGTTCTTCTTCTATGTCCCGAACCGGCTCGTTTGGGCCAATTGGGTGAAGATGATGGGCGAGCGTAAGTCTCCCTCTGACTCGATTGATTTCGTCGTCCCGACGATGACTTCTCCTGCGGATGGGTATGCGGTCGGGTCGATCCACGATCATTTCGGGTTGCCTACTGTCGGCCAAGTCGTTGCTGGGCAGACGGTGACGCATTCGTCGCTTCCGTTCCGTGCCTATAACCTGATTTGGAATGAGTGGTTTAGGGACGAGAACCTGCAGACGCCGGTTACGCAGATGACGTCGGATACGAACGACTCTTCTTCGGCGTATACGTTGCTCAAGCGTGGCAAGCGGCACGACTATTTCACCTCTTGCCTCCCTTGGCCTCAGAAGGGGGATTCGGTGCAGATTCCGATTGGCACCGAGGCCCCGGTGCGTTCGCGCACTGGGATGGGTGCCGGGGAAACCATGATTTTCCACCGGTCCGATACTGACGCTGGCGTCGATGGTGTTGTGGATGCTGCCGGTGGCGGCTTCATGCGCGTCAATGCGCTGGGTGCGTATATCGACCCGGGCAATATGCTGTACGCGGATTTGAGCGTGGCGACGGCCTCGACGATCAATCAGTTGCGTCAGTCGTTCCAGATTCAAAAGCTCCTTGAGCGCGATTCGCGCGGTGGTACTCGTTACACCGAGCTGCTTCGCTCTCATTTCGGCGTCGCTTCACCCGATGCCAGGCTGCAGCGTCCGGAGTATCTCGGCGGTGGTTCGGTGCCTATCGTTTCGAACCCGATTGCGCAGACGTCGGCCACGCCTTCGACCGGTACTGAGACGCCCCTCGGGACTCTTGGCGCTATGGCTACCGGCCTGGCGCATGGCCATGGGTTCTCGCAGAGTTTCGTCGAGCACGGAATGATCATTGGCCTGGCGTGCGTGCGGGCGGATCTGACGTATCAGCAGGGCCTTCGCAAGATGTGGTCCCGGTCTACCCGCTATGACTTTTACTGGCCCGCGTTTGCGATGCTGGGCGAGCAGGCGGTGCTGTCCAAGGAGATCTATTGCGATGGGACTCCGAGTGACGAGGATGTGTTCGGTTATCAGGAGCGGTGGTCGGAATATCGGTACCAGCCTTCGGAGATTACGGGCCTGTTCCGGTCGACGTCTTCGGGTACGTTGGACGCTTGGCATTTGGCGCAACGGTTCACGACGAGGCCGCTGCTCAATTCGGACTTCATCAAGGAGACTCCGCCTCTTGAGCGTGTGTTGGCGGTTGGGTCTGCAGCTGGTGGTGCTCAGTTGATCGCGGATATGTTCTTCGAGATCCAGGCTGCCCGCCCGCTGCCGATGTACTCCGTGCCTGGTTTGATCGACCATCTGTGAGGTCATCATGAGTTGGCTCTCTGACCTCTGGAAGAAGACGATTCGACCGCACGCCGACAAGATCGGCGCTGCGATTGGTTCGTTTTGGCCCGGTCTGGGCACGGCGATCGGCGGTGCTGTCGGCACTCTGGTCAAGGGTGACGCTGGCGCCGGGGATGCTCCGCAGTTACCGGCGGTGGATGATTGGTCGGGGGGGTTTGGCAACCTCCCGGCCCTTGCTCCGCCGGATTTCAAGTTCGACATCACCGGCAATAAGCTGCCTGGTTCGTCTTGGTTCCCGTCCGCGATTGGCGCGGCGGGTTCTATGGGCTCCGGTCTGCTGCAGTATTACGGGCAGAGGGAGGCGAACGCGGCGAACGCCGCTCTGGCTCAACGGCAGATGGATTTTCAGGAGCGTATGTCGAACACCTCGTATCAACGAGGGACTGCCGACAT